GAAGATTATTCCTAGTAAATATTGTGACCAAGATAATGAAACTAAGAAGTTTTCAATCAATCGTGCAATCATGTATCCCTGGGTGGAGCCATCTTAGTGGGGCTTAACTACTCTCCAGACGCACTGTGCGTGCCCTGAGAAGCGCAGGTATCCTTTTGAAAGGAGTACTGTATGGCCCGTAATGCTGTATCACGGACCGAGTTCGCACGAGTTTCTCGTACGAAGCTTCAATCGGGTTTACGACAGAGGTCTGTTGCCTTGGCTATCCCGAGAAGTATTTCCACCGCATTTATTAAGTTATTTATGCGTTGGTATACATGCTCGGGGGAGCAATGGACAATTGATCGTATTAAGGCGATCAAGCTTGATATCCTAAGAGGAAAAGCAGGTCAGCAACCTGTCTCCACTTGGATATCCCGATCTCGCTCTGGTATTATTAAGGGCGAGATTGGCCAACTGCAAAAATGGATGTTCCGTAAGGAAACCAATTTTGCACGTGGATTGCAACTCCTCCAATGCTACACTCTCTTCTACTCGGGAAAGGTAACCGAGCAGCAGAAAGAGAAGTTCTTGGGTGGAGTTTTGTCTGAAGCTCCTCAACCAGACCAAATAGAATTAGCTACTCTATTTGTTCTCAAGGGGCTACGCCTATCGAAATTATCACGTGTAAGGAAGTTAGATCATCCCAAACCTTTAGAGATGATGCTTCCCTCTCCTAATAAGAGAGCTCCCTTACCTGATAAGTCTGTAGACGAGGACCGGGGTATTGTAGACTCAATTAGGTTTCTTTATGACTCCTTTTCAGGCCTACAACATCTTAATCGTTATTATGAGTCTCATTATAAGCATGCTTTATGCCATATTGAGCCTGCATTTTTTAACGATTATGGTCATTTTCTCTGTCCTAAGGGATATCCGTATCCTTTAGATCACAGAAAAGATCTCCTTGCTGGTCGTATTGGTTTGATCCAAGAGGCTGGCTACAAGCTTCGTGCTGTTGCCAATCCAGGACGTATTTTTCAAAACGTCCTAGAACCCTTAGGGAAGAGTATTTATTCACTACTTACTCATCTCGAATGGGATTGCACCTTTGATCAAAACAAGGCTATTCCTGTTTTGCAGGAATGGTTAGGCCAGGGTAAGATGGTACACTCCATCGATCTCACTGGAGCAACGGATTATTTTCCGTTAGATCTTCAGATAGCTTTGCTATCTAAGCTCTTCCCTAAAGAAGATGTTAATCTCTTTAGAGAGCTCTCCACTTCATCTTGGTATTTCCCAGGAATGGGAGAGGTGAAATGGAAACGAGGACAACCATTGGGATTGTTTCCAAGTTTTGGAGCTTTTGCTCTTACACATGGAATTCTCCTGCTGGGGTTATTAGGAAAACCTTATAATAACCAGTTCTTCGTCCTTGGAGATGATGTAGTGATCCTTGATGACACATTGGCACAGGATTATCTACAGATGATGAAATCTTTAGATTGTCCTGTATCACTCTCAAAAACTATATCCTCATCTTCACTTTGTGAATTTGCGGGTAAAGTTATCACATCAAGAAGGGTTATACCCCAATTGAAGTGGAGAGATGTATCTGACGATTCCTTTTTGGATATCGCCAGGCTATTGGGTCACCAGTCTATCCGCCTTTTCAAACCACGCCAAGTCAAGGTTATCAAAGAGTTAGCAATAATTCCTGATTTCCTTGGCGGCCTTGGATGGAATCCTAATGGTTTACCATTAGAAGAACGTACCAATGCTCATTGGATGTGGAAAGAGAAGGATCCGATGGACCATCTGATGGGCTACTCTACCGTCGTTATCAGAAATCTTATGAAATCTGATCTCTATGGTATGGTTGCGATGTCTGATGTAAGTCATTATTCGACTTACAACTTACGCCGCACAGCTCTCGACCAGAGAGCTAGTCATTTTGTCGAGCTGTTACTAGGTCCTTCTTTTAGAAGGATGCCTCTAACTGTTCTCGGCAAAAATGTTGATATGGTCTATAAGTCACTTTATGGTGACAAAATAGATTTACCATTCAACCCAGGTGAGGGTGAAAGCTTGCGCCCAAGTCTCCTTGAATCTTGGGAAGCTAAGCTCTTCCATCGTCAGTAGTTCGGCAACTACCTCTGAAAGAAACCCGACCGAGCCCTCTAAGGG